GTTGATATACTTTAGTTCTGAAAAGTCTATCTAAACTGTCTCTCCTAAATGCAACTTTTACTGTGCATTTCCCTTCGCGGATTAGCTTCTTGAGTTTTCCTCTCATTCCATTATCAGATGTATCAAACATATGTGCTAATTCAGCAAGCGTGTGTCCGTCTTTTTCTTCTGCATACATATCCTCAAATGCTTTCCGCCATTGATCTACAGTGGTGTCGAGGGAATTTTCATTTGTCATTCACTCACCATTGGCCTTTCTGATGTTGGTCTACCGAGATTCCAAAGTCTATGTCGCGTGTAAACGTCTTCGTCGCCAGACCTCACAAGAGTTCCGCCGATTTGCGGAAGAGTCTGACGGCCTCCAACGATCTTATAGACAAATGGCGTTTTAGCTTGCCAACCAGCCGTAGTGCAGGCTGTAGCGAAGCCATGGGCAGTCTGGATTCGTGTCTCAACATTACGGTGACGGTGAGACCGCACGATTACATCAGGATGTCTGTCTCCCCACCTGGCAGCCTCGACAAAAGACTGCTCCAGTTCCTTATGGACGGCTGTAGTTTCATATGCGAGGGAACCAGCAGTTCCAATATGATGCGTAAGATGGACGAGTCCGACACCAATTTCAATCCATAATTCCCATCTTGCGTAGCGCCCATCGGCGTCTGGAATTGCTTTCAATTCTTCTGCAAGGCGTTCCTCTTCTTGTCCACTCGGGCCGACGTGCGCTTCGGTTCCGCGAAGATGATAGTATCTTCCTCCGCACGCTGTGATTATCGGTTTCAAATTGTCTTTTGCGATTCGACTTTGCTCAGTCAAATTGTGTGAAATTTGCGTCACGGCCCCATGATGGTTTCCATCTATCGCATCGCCATTTACCACAACTGCATACGGTTCTCCCCGTGTGACCATCGGTACCCACTCGTTCCAAAATTCCACCCAGCGCTTCCAGATATCAGCTTGAATCGGAGTATGACAATAAATCGCAGCATCATCTAATTGCACCGATGGTGGACAAAGGCCAAGACGGCAGCCGCAATGTAAATCAGATATTATAATCAGATTATTTAGCGGCCTTTTTGAATGTTCATTTTCCTTTTTCATGTAATCCTCCAAATGGTAAGAACAAGTCTTGGGTTTATTGGGTCAATACGAAATATTGGCGGCATACGTACCATATGCTCTGGATCATCATCTGGAATTAGTCCTGAATCGACTATTCCATCGTAGACTGGCTTTAATCTCCCTATTGCGTTATCGGTATCGCGCCGTCGTTTTTCTTGAAAGAAAAATACTGATTCAACCTGAACGCAATTCCACGGCGCACTTTCAATTCGTTCATCTTGGATAGCCTCATAAACTAATTTGCGATATCGCTTGATTGCGGCAGCTTTGGCGAATCTTCCGCCAGGAGTAGCCACAGCAACATTAGGAGAAAGCACTCTGACTGGCAATGGAATAACGACAATTACTGATTCTTTTTTCACAGTCGTCCTCGCTCGAATTCAGCGCGATTGCGAGTTGTCCAATATCGCACCCCGCCACTAATCATTTCTGTGATAATACGCCCCGCTTCAGCAAGGTCTAGCAGAATCTCATCCCGCTCCCTACGCGCGAGGTATTGAGTTCTTCGTGCAATTTCTCTTCTGCTACATCCATTTACTCCAGTTGACTCAATTACTGCGCAAACACGATGCTTTTTCTTATCTACTATAGACGTAGAAATCCAAGGAACCATTTCGCAGAAGCATTTAAGCAGATAACGAATTAGAGCAATCGAATATACTGCAATAGCAGGAGTCACTTCTGGATTGTGAAAATCCATACTAGTAGCAATAATCAAAGCAATACGCCTTGCATTCTCTTCTGCTCTATACCAGAGTGTCGCAATTTCCTTATCTTTTTTGCCTAACTTTCCACAATCATTATCGAATTCGCGGAACAATGTTTCAGCTTCCGCCTGAGTGGGAACAATTATTTGATTTGGTGGCCTGGCATATATCCCTGTTGTGTAGTGATTTACAAACGCATCCATGTTTCCATCGCCTGCGCTTCTACTTATTTGCCGGCCAAACCACGCATTAACTTTCCGAGCTAAGTCATGCGGAACAGGAGCCTCAATGAGATTGCGTGTTTTGTCTGGATTATTAACTGTATGAAAAACAAGACACCTAGAAAGCCATCCATCCGTTAATTCATCAGGTGATAAGCCCTCCAGGAAGCGCTCTAATGTTGAATAGCCATAGATACAGCAACAAGGTTGAATTAGCGTTCGGCGCTTGTCAGTATCGGCATACTCGCGGCCGGAATAAACACTTCCGGCAGTTGAATACAATTTCATTAAAAGAGAAATGACTTTAGCTGTATGCTGATTCAGACCTGACTTGATTGCGGCAAACAAGTGTCCGATTTCGTCGCACAAGAATAATGTGGCTGGGTTCTTTTCTAGTCGTGCTTCGATTGAAGAATCAGAAGCAAAATCATCTCCGCCAAGTAGATCGAGCGCTCCTGCTTCCAGGCACAACCGGCGAATTTGATTTGGTGCATGGTTCTTACCTGCCGTTGAATCTGCGATTCCCATACAGTATAAATTCGTACGAGTCCCACCCGTATCTCTCACTTTGCGACCAAACAGCACACCACAAAATGCCAGGACGCAACCAAGTGTCAACATCGGCTGAGTCTTGATTGCCGTACTGTCAATCCACTCGCAGATTTCTCCAAGTAACCCCGGCGGGGATAGGAAATCATCAATATTTGTTGATGCATACGACTGAATTGCCTTTTCTGCATTTTCGATAAGCCGTCTGGCCGCGTCTTTTGTTTCTTGCGTTACTTCCAGACTATTGTATGCTGGATCATCGAGAAGCCATCCGGCTTGGAAGTGCGAACCAAGTCTACGTGCTTCAGAGACTTTCCGCCTGAAATCCTTCTCGTCTTTCGGGTCGCCTAAGTCCCAGGACGGCACACACCGAGGATTATACTCGTTGACTAATAGGCTATATGCATCAGCATCCGACAGCAGGAAGCCGTGTACGAGAATAGTAGCAGCCCACAGCAGCTTATCGTGTCCCCCGGCTCCTTGAATTGCTGGATCGCAAGTTGCCAGATACATACTGGCGCGGCGAAGAATATTACTATCAGCATTGATAGGCAAAGCTGATGCTTGCTGCTGCACGTTTGGTTTGGTTTTTGGCCTAAATAGGGCTGGAAATTCCGCCGACTGAATATCCCAAGGTGACAGATCATTGGACCACGTATATCGCTGTCCGTTAGGATGAAGCGAGGGAGTGAGGACTACGTAGTATCCGGTTCCACGAATATCAATCCCGGGCAAGAAACTGTTCTTATTGGCAGGCGGGTTGTCTGTGCGGAAAAAGAAGTGCGCTCCGCCACTTGGCGTATCTTGGCGTACAGTCTTCGGAATCTCGTATCCATTCAATGAACTCCAACCGTTGGCCTTCTCGGAAACATCAACGTCAACGACGTATACGCCAGAGGGTTCTCCGCAGGCGACGGCAAGGTTCGCGTTTGGCCAGCGGTCCCACCACGCTTGAATTTGTGATTCGTCGCGTGTGGCATCCTTGACGCCATGCGGCGTAAGCGGCGTTTTCTCCCCGGGCCTACATGGAAAGATAGCCCAGCCAAGTTGCGCATATGCCAAGGCATATTTGAATAATTGGTTATCCATAATCAGATGGGTTGGTTATATCCAACGATTTCCCAGTATTTCTCCAACTTCCTCACTGTTATCGTTTGCGTCCATTCCTTTAACGACGATACTAAGAGTAAGTCTTCGAGGGCTGCATTTACGGTCTGAGGTTTCCATGAACCAAATCGTTTTCGCCACCATTGAGCAGCTTTCTGGCCAGCGAAACCTTCGTGGTCTAAACAAATCCATTCCCGGAAGACGCGCAGACCGCAGCGATATCGTACAAGCAAACTATCAGGTGAGCCCGGCTTGCTATATCGGCTGGTATATACATCATCAACCTTGCACGTCTCCGGTATGCCAGAGAGAATTTCGCGATTAGAGGCTTTATCGCCATGCATTCGGCGCTTACGCTCGGCTGTTTCTAACCGATCTATTTCCTGTTTGGGAATTTCCCAGCCGCATTGCGGACAACGCCTTACTGCCCTAGAGAAGGATTCTCGACACCTTCCGCACACGGCCATAACGATTGGGCTTCCCCCCAGGCAATCAATAGGCCCATGTTGGTCGATGCAACCTGCAAAATCAAGTATGAGGCAGTAACGCTTACCTGGGAATAAACGTAAACCACGTCCCACCATCTGGTAGAAAAGTCCAGAAGACAAGGTTGGTCTAAGTAATACAATGCAATCAATTCGCTGTGCATCGAAACCCTCTGTGTATACATTGACATTGCAAACTGCGCGTAAACGACCGTTTTTGAAGTTCTCAGCAGTTTCCTCGCGTGATTTTCCCGTTGCTTTACTGGTTATTGGTGGTGCGAAAATACCATATCGTAAAAGTTCTTGTGATACAGCTACGCAATGTGCTATATCTACACAGAAAATTAGAATGGCTTTGCGCTCTTCTTTATCAATTAACCTTATAATCTCCGCTACGGCTCTGGAGATTAGCTGATTAGCACTAACTGCTTCGGCGAGTGATGCCGTAACGTATTCACCACGTTGTTTACGCACTTTGGATAAGTCAGGAATTGCCTCGCCTACCTTAGATCGAAGATTGCACAAGTATCCTTGCGCAATAAGGTCTGACACTTTCGCTTCATAGCACACTTCATGTAACAAATGGTCCTTATGGCAAATTGTTCCGACACCCATCCTATAAGGTGTGGCGGTCCAGCCGATTACACGAAGCTTCGGATTAAAGCGCTTACACTCACGAAGGAACGTAAGATATTTTCCCTCTCCGGCTGGTGGTATCCGATGGGCCTCGTCAACGAAAATCGCATCAAATGGTGTGAACTCTCCACCGCGTTTATACACCGAATCAATCGAAGCAAAGAGAATTGGCGCGTCATAATCTCGCCGACCAAGAGCGGCGGAGTAAATGCCTATATCGCTATCTCTATAGCCTTCCATTTGACAGTGAACTTGCCAGAAGTGATTAGCATTCTGGAGTACAAGTTCTTGTCGGTGAGCCAATACAATCGTGCGAAACGGAGGATATTCAGTGCGGAATCTCTGGATAGCTGCTGCAATTAAGACGCTTTTCCCTCCGCCTGTCGGAATTACAATGCATGGATTTGTAGCGCGTGTACAGACATGCGCGTATAGCGCGTCCAAGGCTTCAAGTTGGTAAGGTCGGAGCGAGATCATTTCACGCACGCAATAAGCTTAGGCGGATTTAAGTTTTTCCCCACTGTTGTACGATGAGAATCCGGGTCCGCGTGCTCTAATTTTTAATCCAAGATTTTCAAAAATTTGACGGCGCATCCAGCATTCATCGCCTCGGAGGGTCGTACATGCTCTACCTAATTTGCAGTTAATGGCAGAAGCAGATGGGTATACTCCTTCGTCGCGAAGTTCAATAATTGCTTTTTGAATACGAGCGAATTTCGATATCGGCGAATTCTGTCGTAGTTTTGGCATGGCTCTTCCTTGCTTTTCAAGGCTTTCCCAAGTTTCAAGTTCTTCGGAAATTAAATATCGCGCCTGGTTGTAATGACTCCTACATAAACCACGGGCATATATTGGTGCGCAGCAACCCTCATGACGAGACAATATACACATCCAGGTTCTAGAAGGTGACATTTTCATAATCTCTAATTTCTGCTTTGCCTTTTAAGGGATAGGCGACAATAATACGATTACCAGCATATTCCGCTACGCTATGCGTCGGGAAATTACATTTCCCGATTTGCTCAGAGCACGTCAGACTAACTCCGTAAGCCGCCAACCACGCGGCTGAAATCGCTGCACTATCAAGCTGGCCGTTCCACACCACTCGACTTTTTTGAGGCGAAAGTGTATACCGTTCAAGAATGTCCTCGGACGCCTCGGTTACTGTGGCATGGAATTGCTCCTTTGCAGTTGCAATCATGTCATCAGTCAGTAGTGGTAGCGGCAGCTTTGTCAATTCTTCGCTGGTATACTGCCCGGGATCATTGCCATGCCACCAATCTCCGAATACCTCACTCGAAAAAAGAATGCTGTTATCGCGGAAATCCTTGGCTTCGCATACTGGTATCAAGCCAGGCAGAGTAAGATGCTGCTTACATGGGCCGTCTATTGGCAGTGCTCCCCCCTTTAACTCACACTTCCAATATCCGTCTTCGCCTTCCATAATCGGCGTAGCATGGCAACACTGACAACACGATAGCGAAGGTACATGAAGCGCAGGCAATGGCGGCCCGGCTCCATGACAGATATCACGCGCATCGCAAAACTTACATTCCCAGAAGTCGCGCCTGTCAGATATACCAGGCGGCGGTTCGGTAGCCTGAATAATCTCATAAGCACGAACAATTGTAGCCTCTCCGATGTCCTTATCGTATTTAAGACGTTCCGCGTACAATTCCTCGGTATCCTTGTTTACTCCCATGTAAAGCGTGCGAGTCATGCCAGTCAGGTGCATGTAAACCTGACACTGTATCCAGTGCATAGGCTTGGTTAGCTGAACACCCTCGCTCTTTAGTTTCGCAAAAGACTTGGCATTGTGCGTTTTAATTTCTAGTACGTGCCAAGTTTTTGGAGCTTCAGGAATGCCGAGAACACAGCCGTCCAGGTGGCCCCGGAAATGACCGTTAAGCGCCGAGACTGCAAACTGTTGATGCTTGAACCCTAAGGGATTATGTAGATGTACTTTGCATCCTATGTTGCGCAGATCACTCGCTATACGATTCTCTTCAAGATTACCGCGCTCAAATAGGCGATACATTCGTCCGTCGAAGTCAGATGTACAGCAGTGCCGGAAGCAGAACCACAAGTACCTATCGCACGCATGACCAATAAGCGATGCTCCAAGATACCTCCGTGGTCTTTCGGAATTACCGAGATTCTTATACCAAGCGTAAATCGCGGTAACTGTCTTGCTGCCAGGCGGAATCGCGTTAGAAATGTCGCCCATTGATTTTCGCCTACTTAAGTGTGATTGATACCTTAGCCGGCGTGACTGTCACGCACTCCGATAGTTTCGCAAATATGCCAGGTTCATTCGCGCGAAACCATTCATATCCGACTTCATCAAGTTCCTTTTTGATTTTGATTGGTGGGCACTCTAATGAAAGTGCTTCAATCTGCGCAATCTCGGCTCTATAGTTCAACCCTCTCTTAACCACTATCTTAGTACCATTAGGAAGCGCGACTATTCGCTGCCCTTTCTCTTCTGTTGGTACAAGTGTGGCAATCTGTTCTTCAAGCGCGCTTCTTAATAGTTTGCAAGCATTTTCCTCTAGCTTCATTTCATAAAGCTTAATTGCCAAATCCTCCA